CTGTTGTTCCCCATTTTTTAGATACTCCGAATTTGTTTTCATCTTTATATCCAAAATCAACCCTAATACCAATTCCAGTGTTACCTTCTTCAGGTACTAACGTAACCCCATCAGAAAGTCCTTGAAGGAAACAAAACTCTAACTGTTCATATACTCCCTTTTGACATCTTGGAAGGTCTTCAAATATTTTTTGAACAATTTGTGCTTCTGCTGTTCCTTTTGCAACCATAATGTTTACATCAGAAATAAGCTTTTCTCCCTTAAATAGTTTCATACCTATTTTAGGCAAATCCCCACTTGCTTTTGAATAAATATCTCTTTTCTTTAATGGTAAAGGGGAATCCATAGCAACAACATCAGCTGCCACAATACTTGAATTTACAGATGCACTATCCCACTTTAAATCAGTGGAAAATTCTTTTCTCAACATACTTTTATGTAAGTATGTCGGCTCTTCTTTTTTGTCGTTGATTTTTTGCGTAAATGTCTTCGCTAATGAAGCAAAATACTTTTTTACATAATCAACAAATAATGTTTGTAACATATTTTTCTTTTCTTAAATATTTATAACTAAAATTCTTTCAATATTCCTTTGCTACTTAATCGTTCACAAATAATATTTTCTTTAATGCTGTCTTCATATCTGAAGTAACTGCATAAGGAGAAGCTGCCTCATTCACAGTGCCGTCAATTAAGATAGCTGCGAATGGCTTGCTTTTTAATATTGATGCTTCAAGCACTCCTACGTAAGAGTGTCCTTCTGGCAAACTATCATAAGAAGTTCCACTAACTGGCATTGGTTTATGAGTGCCTGTTGCGTCTTCTTTAATAATTATATGCCCTGCTTTTATAACATCTTCTGTTACTCCTGTTACATCTAAGGTTCTCCCACCTCTGATGCCGTCAACATGATTAACAATGGTAATGCTATCATTACCTGTATCAATCATTATTGAATCGTTGTTTAAACTTGCTTCCATTTTTTTTTCTAAAGTAAATTATTAACTATTTCTTCTACAGTTTCTTTGTCTGGCTCTCCTTTGCTTACTGGCTTATTGCTTCCACCAATAGAGCTAAAATTGCTCAAACCTTTGTCTTTCTCCTCTTGGAGATAATCCAAAACATCTGTTTTTGTGCTTTCAAGATAGGCTTCAAACTCTTCATCGTTTTCAAAAGTCTTATAAGTTCTTTCTTCAAACTCCTTTAAGATTTTTTGACCATACTTGCCTGCATCTTTAACTACTTGCTCAAGTTGAATTTTGCGAGTGTTTCTCGTTTTTTCTCCTTTAAGACTTGCTAATTCTCCCATTATCAAGTCAAGTTTCTTTTCGAGCTTGTCGTTATTTTTATTTGTGTTTTGATTTTCTGACCCCTCGTCTACGTCTTTGGGTTCATCTTCAGAAGGATTTGGTTTTTGTTTTTTCTTGAACTCGTTAATGATACGAGTAGAGTTTTGCTGTCCAACTCCTAAAATCGGTATAACTGCATCTAAGATTGCATTTATAGCCTCGTCGGTAGTATCTTCTTTTTCTAAATCAGGATTGAGTTTTAGGATACCCTTAACTGCACTCTCTAATTCTTTTTCATTGAACCCTAACGATACAACTTTAGGTTTCAACAGCTTTAAAATTCTTTCCATTCTTTACGTTTTTAATGATTAAATTTTTCTTATAAATTTGGCTATTGCCAATTAAACACGGCGAATGAAATTCACTTTATTAGCATATAAGCCATTAACACGGCAAATATATAAAAAGTGTTTGACATATAAACACTTTTTTTAATAAAAAATTGATATTTCTTTGAAATGAACCTATATATGTCTGATTTTTAGATTACTATTTTTTCAATTTAAAAAGCCAAAAAATCTTTTATTTTAATTTTTGGAAGGAATATTGACTTTATTTTAATTCTTGGAAGGAATATTGGTTCTATTTTTCTTGTTTTTGATACTTTATCTCTTTTTTTAGAGCTTTTAAATTGATTTTGGATAAGAAGTATGGATTTTGCACTATTAAACCTTAAAACACTTTTAAAATGATTTTTTCTGAATTTGTTTTTGAAGGTTTTTTTGAAAATAGTTTTTTTTTGTGCGTGTGTGTTTTTTTTATAACACGCAGTGTTATTTTTTTACTTTACTTTACTTTACTTTACTTTACTTTACTTGTTATCCAAAATGCATAAGTAAGTTATAAGTTAGTTATATATTCTTCATAAGTTAGTTATAAGTTTAATTTTATAGTTGCTTGAATATGTGCATTGTGAATAAAAAAAGCCTGCAAAATTAATTGCAACCTCTTTAATTTGAAATGATGTTTCGTTTCAATACTTCAAATAGACTTGCATTTATAAGTCCTATTTCATCTCCTGATTTGTATTGTTGAAATTTATAACCATCAAATCCATTCTCTTTTAACCACTCCATAAACTTAACTCCTAAACTTCCATCACTATATATTTGTCCATTACTTAAAATGCTATTTCCTATATTATAACCAAGATACTTTTCTATTGACTTCTTAGAGTAATCTCCTGTGTAATTAGAAAGGGTTTCTTCTTTATACATCAATCCTTTTATTCCGTATTCATAAAGAGATTTTGAAAATTCAAACTCATCTTTGAGTTTCATTTTAGTTAAGTCAAGTATCGCTAATTCTTTAATTGGTTTTATCTCTGTTATTATACTTTTTTCGATATTCCCTCTCATAGGATTCATTTGTTTTGTGGCATACTCTTTCGCATATTCTTTAGATGTTGTAAACCAATGAAAACCTGCTTTATTCTTTGCTTCATTATCACTAACATAATCTTTGAAATCTATTTTAAATTTCTCGCCTTTATCTCTTATATCTCCTCTATACATAACTTTATCTTTATAGTATGCAGTAACATTTTTAAATAAAGGATTTGCCTCATTGTTCAGACTCGAAACAAACGACTTGTTATCTCTAATAAAATAAGGAATTGATTTTGCTTTAGATATCCTTTCTTCATTTTTACTGATCCATTCTTTGAAGTTTTGAGGGATTTCCTTGACTTCTCTTGAGCTTTTGGTTTTATTAAAAAATTCTTCTCTTGATTTTAGGATTGGTATTGCAAAGCACCTGCAGTTTGAGCCCCAAAAACATTTACCATTTCTTCTAATATACATAATAGCATTTTTGGACAATGTTACGTCATAAACATATCCGTGATAATCTATTAATTCCTTATTAAACTGTGTCATAGTTTTAATTGGATTATTATTATTTTTACATCCCCTAAAAAACGCACCTTTGCCCATTGTAAAATCAATAGCTTTACATCTTTTTATTTCCTGATTAGATTTATTAAGATAAACCACTTCGTGTTCAGGAGTAACTAAGCAATCAAGATTTCTATTATAGAAATGTACCATTTCTCCATTATATAATCTCTTAAAATAAAGCAATATTTCAACCCATTCAGTTTCTTTTGTCTCAGGGTTTAACGATAAAATCCTATCATCTTTATTTACATCTTTAAATAATAACCATCCTCTTTTTGTTAAAACTTCTGTCTTTTCATCGTAACAATTTGGATGCCAGCCTGTGAATTTAAATGTTTTAGGATATTTCCCTTGTAACTCATCACACATATCATAAAACGGAATACTTTTTCCTGTCTTAGGGTCTTTAATTGTATGATTATTGCTTAGCTTTATCTCAACTCCAACAACGAAATCTAATTGCAACCAACGATAATAATCAGCCGTTCTATAAGCCATATTTATTTCTGTTCCTGTCAATCGTAAAGCATTTTTGAAACTACTTCTATATATGCCTTGACCTGGTTGATATTCTTTTGCTTTTGATGAGAGATTAAGCCTATTCTCAAAATCTCTTACTCTACGAAATAACTTATTCGGATTATTAAGATATTCCCTTATGTCTCTACTTAATTCTGTCGCACTTCTACCGTCTGCAATTCCAACTGTTAGAGCTTGCTCTAATCCTGCCTTATATTGCTGTGTCAAATTCCAAACTCTGTCCGATAGATTCATTCCGTTAATCTTGCGTTGGATGAATGCTTGAAGTGCTTTATCGTTGTTGTTGAAGTATCGTTTTTGATTATCTGTTATATCTTTTATAGACTTCAACGCAAGAATATTCATTGCTAATTGATTATTTACTTCATTGCTTTTATTCCATTCTGAAGTAGCACCATTTACAATAACCTTTTTTAAGTCTTTTTGAAATTGAGAAAACAACTTATTCGCCTTCTTTCTTATTTCAGGATAATCAGAGAATTTGAATAATTTCTTTGCATCATAATCAACAGACTTAGCCAACTTTATAGCCTCTTCATTTGAAAGATTGAATATTTCTTTTACTAATTTTTCAAATGCTCTAATCCTTTTATTGTGCTGCCTATTTGTTGTCTCAAAGTCCATTACGCTATTCAAATAAATCTCCTGTCTTATCTAACAAACTACTTCTGTCGTCTTCTTCAAGGATTTCATTATAAGTTTTCTCAACATCATTTGATTGACCAAAGACTTCAATGCTTTCCTTTTGGCTCATCAATGCTTTCTGACCATTTGCTTTCAATAACCTATCAATCTCTGCCATTTTATCATTCATTACGAAAGGCTGTATCTCGTGTTCACAGTCTATCTTGTCAAGGTGTGATACCCAAGCTGTATTCATTGTCCCAACAAAAGCCTTAACTACATTAAACTCTCTATCTAAGAACTTAGTTAACATTCCTGCTTCATCACCAACTTTCAAATGTGCATCTGTAAGTAAATTCTTAATGCTTTCTCCACTCAATGTGGATAAGCCTTTAATGTTTTCAAAAGATAAGTTAGGCAACTGCAATTGTAAAAAATAAAGCATCAACAGAGATTCTATTTGATACTTAATAGCATCAATAGATTGCTCCCAAGAAACATATCGAACACCTCCATTTTCTGAAACAACCCAAATACGCCTTTCTTGACCTTTGGCTTCCATTCCTTCCAATTGTCCTTTGACTTCTATTAATGGAGCAGCATTATAAGCTATAATATCACTATTCCTTGATAAAGTCCATTCTATTTCATCAACTAAATGAGATACCTCTTCATATATGCTCTCTTCTCTTTCTAAGTAAATAACATTGATTTTCTTGATGACGTTTTCTATATTGCTTATCTCTTCCCATTCAGTACCTTTCTCTTTCCACTTGTAAATCCTATCTTTAGTGATAGTTTCAAAGTAATTAATGGTTTTATCTTTTTCTTTCTTTGAATAAGAAATTGAAAAAGCAATTAAATCATCTTGTTCATCGAATAATGGATATAACTTGTGTCCTTTCCTTTCGGAATAAGTTTTTATCCTTAGTTTATGCTTTGCTTTAAAACCATAAATGCTATTATCTTCTTCTTTAATATACCAAATTGTAGCTATCTGACAAGTTGCAAAGTACTCTCTTGCTCTTTCTAAATTGGTATCATCAATCCTAACCTTCTTATAAATCTTTTCTATGGATTTTGTTATATCCTTTAGGATTGGTTCTTCAGTCTCGTATGAATAAGTCCTTTTTACAGGAAGAGCAAAACACATTTCAGCCATTCTCTTAACGGCTAATTTCTGCAATGATAACTTAACTCTTGAAACTTTATCTACTCCGTCTTTCGTTAGTTTGTCTTTCCTTATCCCTGCATCCATAATACTATGCTTGTTTGCATCGTACATCTTTTCTAACTCTTCCCATTTAGGATTTTCTGTATAACTATTCTCTGTTATATACTGAACAACATCTTTTATTGTTTTTCCTTCTCTTATTAATTCTTCTATTGTTTGCATAATAATTTGATTTTACGAGGCAAATATATAAAAAGTGTTTGACATATAAACACTTTTCCAAATAAATTCTTTTATAAAGCATCTTGTAAAAGTTTTCTAACATCAAATGGTTTATATATTTTGACAGGATAGAATGTATTAGCCAAAGCATCCGAGAAGTCAGGAGAACGCTTTATTCTTTTCTTAATTTCTTCTTTTGGTTCTATGATAATTGAACCATTACTTTGGAATTTCCAATGCGTTTCTGTCAGCTCTTCCGTTAATCTATCGTTAGGAGGGAGGCAAGGCTCAAATTCATTCTTAGGGTCTAACCAATCACGTAACGCCCAATAAAGATAAGCACGCATATTAGCAAATTCGTATTGCTCAGTAATATCTCTTAACTCTTTTGCACTCTCTGAACCTTTGCAACTAACAGCATTATTATAGCCGAGTTCAAGTAATCTCGAAAGCACTCCTGCACCTTCTCCGATAGTATCAATGAAAGCGAAATTATCTTTATCTTTCAAGTCTTCAACCAACATTCCTGCTACGTGCATATGGTCTGCAACTCCTGCTGATTGGTGTGCCTCAAATGAACTTACCCAATTATCCTGCCTTGTACACTTTACTGAACTATCACGCCCCATACCTGCAACGTCTTGTCCAATTCTTTTGTGTCCTGTTGGAATATAGCCTTTCTCTTTTAAATCTAACCAACGATTGTTAGCTAACTCTATCCATTCATAAGGGACAAGCACGTCTTCAGCAATCTTTGGAAACATTCCTAAGACTTTTACACGGAATAAGTCATTAGGTCTATATATTCCATTTTCAAAGTAAAAATCTCCTTCTCCTTCATTAAAGTCTTTTTGCTGAATTGGATTACACCAATTAATTACCTTATCTAATACCCATTCATAATCTACTTGTCCAGGAATAATAAGCTCTTTCTTTACAACATTTTCAGCATTAAGAGAGTTAAGACGTACTTTCTTAAAACGGTCTGATTTCATTGCTCTTGCTGCGTACCCTGTCGTTATGTTAGGATTGAAAACAAGAAACAACTTAGAATTACCTTGTAAGTTACCTTCAATTGCATTAAAAGTTTTCTCTGATAGTCCTGTTGCCTCTGTAACTACAAACATTGTATTGACTGCGTGAAATCCTGACCAAGCTTCTGTTGCATCGTCGCCAGCTTTGAAACCTGTAAGAAACCATTCTTCATAATCTGTTCTTATATCATCTGCAACAGTACGACCAGGAAGATATTTAGCTGCTCTAAACAAACGCCTAATTTCAGGTGTCATAATATTAGAAACCTGCCTTGATGTTGGAGCAGTCAAAGC